CTGCAGTACTGAATACACCAAGATTATCAACATTACCAGCGATATATGTATTTTTACCAAAGATATATTCACCAGCGTATGTTCTAACACTTCTGTAGATATCCCAACCATCAAAACCACCACCTAATGCAAATGTAAATTTACGATAAGCTAATTTTGTTAACTTATTAGTTGTTGGGTTTGTTTGATATTCTAAATCGTATTCGGTAGTATCAAAACCAGTTATACCACTTGCATTTACAGATAAATGGAAACCATTTGTTGCACTTACAGCCTCACTACCTTTATATTTAAACAAATCGGTATCAAATAAACGTCCTTCTTGACTTGATAGTCCTAAAGATACTCTCTTTACTTTATCCCCACCTGAAAGAACAGGTGTACCATCAGATTCATAATACATTACATCACCTGAATCATAAAATTTAGTTTTATAAATAACACTACCTAATGTTTTTCCTGAAAATGCACCATTTGAAACAAATCCCTTAAATCCTGCAGGAAATGCGTTTGACGGTGCATTTTCTGACATGTTTAACATGATGTATTTTGAATTTAATGTATATTGACCATCAGATGTACCTACCTTTCTTGCAACATAACCCGCAACCTCAGGATTCATTGAACATCTTGTAAACTTCTCCAATGCTACCATATTTTCATCAGTATCAAAGAAATCACGTACTACTATGTCAAATTCACCATTATCTAAGTTAATGTTGGCAATTGTAATTTTTACTTCAGTGTTTGCGGACTCACCATCTGAAATTGTTATAACTTCAAATAAATCATCTACTTTATTACCACGAACCTCAGAAACAACCATAGGAGATATTGGTGTGTCCCATTCTTTTAAGAAATGGTCCACTTCTTGATTGTAGGAGAGCGTTGTACTTATACCTCTAATTAAACCATTTTGATAAGCGGATAATAGATAATTTGGATATTCTTCAAAAACATATATAGGGAAATTAGAATAATCTTTATCATAAACTTCAGCACCTAATACTTTTGTAATGTATTTCTTAGATGATTTATCTAATGTACATACAAATGTTTTTGCTCCACCCGTATCTCCAGTTACATTAATTGTAAACTCACCATATGGATTTGTTTTAATTTCTGTACTTGTTAAAGTTACCTCAGATGAAAGAGAAACTTCCAAATTTAATGTTGTTGCTGGTTGATAACGACCTCTCGATCTTAAAGCTGCAACAACAATACCATCATTAATTGGTGAAGAAACGTATGTGAATCTTTTAGTGGTAAAGTTCATATTGCTAGCGGAATAAACAAATAAGAAACCATAAACTTGTGTTCCTAAATCATTACAATAGATGTTATTCCAATTTTTTAAAGTGTAATCACCTATTGGTCCTACTTTCTCCGCTCCCGATGAAAGTCCTGAAGTTTCACTATCGGGAACTGCACCAATTGTAAACCAATCACCAGTTGAAAGATTAGTGTAGTTTGAAACTATATAATCTACAACGTCAGTACCATCTGTTGCTGTTTTACCTGATAAGTTACTATAAAAAGTACTATAAGTAGGGTTAACGATGTCAATAGTTGTTGGTGTAGTTATACCTGTAGTCGAACTTGGAGTTTGAGTTAAATCCACGGTTAATGAACCTAAAGTTTTAATACCATAAGACATACCTGGTTTATATCCTGTTTTTCCAAGAATTCTTGTTACAAATAATTGATTTGATTCTTGTAAATAAGATTTTGCAAGATAAGGTAACTCATATTTTGGTTGACCCGCTCCATCTTTTTCAGGGGACGTTGTTCCGAAATAAGTTCTATACTCATCGAAATTTGAAACTAAAATTGGTTCGAAGGCTGGACCCTTTAAAGTCTCACCAACTAAACCTAATGTTGTAACCCCCACGCTTTGGGCCACGAATGTAAGATCCTTCTCTGATGTATAGACACCTGGAGACACGAATACTCTGTTTGAATTTGCCATTGATAATTATTTGATTAATTTTTTTTATTACTTATCTATAAATATCTTTGTTTTTATCAAAGATTTCCGTACTTTTTTTTAAAAGATAGTAATTTATCTTTTTTTATCTTTATTTATCTTTACATATGGAAAACAAATCAAAAAACGTAAAAATCAGTGAAAAGCACCATGAAATGTTAAAAGTCCATTGTGAAAAAAACGGACTCAAAATCTATAAAATTTTAGAAAAATGGATAGAGGACTATTGTAAACCTAAAAAGAAAGATATGTATGGTGATGATTAAAAAAAGTAACTAATACTAATTTTAGAACCAATAACTGGATTGTATAAGTATTGGATTTGTTTATCACTATAAATTATAAAACCCCCATCATCCCCCTCTTCCACAAGTTCTTCTTCCGCCAAACCGTTGGTTTCAACAGTCATCAAACTATTAATAGATTGTGATAAGTTAAATAAGGTTGAACCCGTATAAATAAACTCTTCTTTTCTGAATTGAATTAATTTACCTGTATTATCTAACATAACACTATTAATACCCTTATAGTATTGTATGGTTATAATTGAATTTGGATATAAAGTTTGAAGAAATGTAATTTTAGAAGTAAATTGAGTGTGTGTAAAATCTGTATTTTGTATTTGAGCAATACCATTTATTGCAACCGAAAATAACGTTCCGATATTCTCACCGACACTAAATTGAGTTTCATCACCGTTTGATACAAATGATGTGGTAGCAATATCTACCGCTCGATTAATTTGGTTTGGGTAAGTCTCTTTTATATATTCGTACATAATATATTATTGTTTAATATAGATAACCTATCGATATTCTTGAATTTATTGCTGGCAGACCTAATAATTTAATAGACTTCACTACAATATCATTTGTGGTTACATCATAAATTTCATAACCAATGGTTTCTCTTTCCGATAAACCATTAATCTCCACTGTAATTATTTCTGTAAATTCGTAACTTGTAGTGTAAATTGGATTATTGTCTAAACCTACAGGTTCATCCCCTGTATAATTAAATTCATCTCTAATAAATTGTAAAATTTTACCGTTATCACCCGCAATTTTATTACTTTTACCTTTATAATAAAGAATTGTTACGGTGTCACCTTCATTCGGAAAAATAGGTTGTCCTGAAGTTTGAATAAATTCAATTTTGGAGGTGTAAGCAATGTGTAAATAATCTACATTTTTAGTTTGAACCACACCGTTTACTAAAACATCAAATAATACACCAATACTTTCACCCACACTGAATATTCTTTGTAATCCATCTGCGACTGATGTTGATTTTTGAACTACGTTGTCTTTATTAAAGCTTTTTTTACTTTTTAAATTAGTATCTACCACAAATTCGAACATAGTGAATAGTCTATTTATAGCTGGCTTTACTTCAAACTCATCACTATCAATTAAATAACCCAACATGGTGAATGAATAGTTCTGCATATAGAACCTTCTACCCTCTAATGTGTCCATAGGTGTATTATCTTCTACTTTATCTAAAACGATTGGAATGTAATGTCCTTTTATCGTTGTGTAATCTTGTCTTGACGCAAAATTTTGTAATACCTTTCTATTGAACTTGTTAATATCTCTAAACTTATTACAAATAATAATAACATCATAAGATATGTCCACAGGTATTGGTTGTGGAATGGTATAAATGTCAGCACCTAACGCGGCTCCATCCCAAGTGGGTACGGATGCGTAATATATTTGGTGTCTATCAGGTATTGTTCTTTGTACTGATGGATTTGTACCTAATTGAACTTCAGGTCTTCTAATGATAGCAATAAATGGTAATTCCATATTCCCGTCCTTATCAGAAAATTCCCAATTGTTAGCAAACTCACCCCATCTTTGTATTGTTAATATTTTATCAATCACAGGAATACGATGACCTTCAGATTCAACAACGAATGTTTCATTTACATAATCTAACATACCTCTATCTAAATCATCATGTAATATTGAGTCGGGAAGAAACGTGTCGGACTTAGTTATTTTATCCAATAACTCTTGTCTTCTTTTGGTTAATTCCTGACCCTTGTAAACCGATAAATTCGTCTTCCTTTTTGGTAATGGCATATTATACTCCTCTAAATGATTTGTCTTGTACAGGTGCACAAGTTATTGTTCTATAATGTGGTTTATAACCCCACATACTATGTTTATTATCCGAAGTAACTTTACCGTCATTGGTTACTGTGTAGTATCTTGTTCTTGTTTCAGATTCAGGA